GGAACGCAGTTATAATGAATATATTAGCAGCAAGCAGTGATGACGTAACAGCAAGAGTAGTACTATCTTAATAAACTTATACACATCTATGAAGAGGAACTAAAACTATGGCAACAACTACACTAACCCAAGGCATAGAAGCCTACGAACAGCCTGTCAGTATACTTGACGGTCTGGATGTAACTGGTACTGGCGCATTTAGTGGCGCAGTTACACTACTTAAACCTATCAGTAGCATTACTGATGCAACACAGACAGTAACAGCAGCAGAATCAGGTACAGTGTTCTCACTGAATCGTGCTGGTGGTATTGTTGTAACTCTACCTGCTGCTGCTGCTGGACTTAACTACAAGTTCCACATTGGTACAACAGGCACAGGTACACTTACAATCAATGCAGCTACCAGTGCAGACACCCTGCAAGGTGTTGTGATGATTATTGACAAAGACGAAGTAGGTGGCATTGCTGCTTTAAACGAAGACATTGATACACTGGCATTTTGTTCTCCTGCTGCTGCTGATCACCAGTTGGTTATGAGTGCAGACACTAAGGGCCGTTTTATTGGTGGTATGATTGAATACACCTGCATTACTGATTCTAAGTGGGTTGTAACTGGTCATCTATTTGGTGATGGTACTGTAGCGACTCCGTTTACGTAAGTTACTGTGTTTACGTAATAACGGCTATGCAGTAATAGCACTTCTAATGTGCTGATAAATGTGTATAACTATCCTTGTTAGGGCTAACATAATGTGGCCCTAACTACACAACAAAAAGGATAGTGTACTATGTTTAGAACAATTATAAATTTTATTAAAGAAAGTCAAGAACGTAAAGTAGCTCTGTGGCAGTTACAAAATATGACTGACACACAACTAAGAGATATAGGAATAACTCGTGGCGAAATCAGTTTCAAAATCTACCGTTAATGCGGCTGGTAATTATACTAAGCCTAGTATGCGTAAACGCCTTGTGTCTTCCATTAAGGCTGGAGGCAAGGGAGGAAAACCCGGTCAGTGGTCAGCTAGGAAAGCACAGATGGTCGCTAAACAATACAAATCTAAGGGTGGGGGATATACGTAATGAGAAACTATATTAGAAGGTTATGGTTAGCTATAATAGCTAAAAAGTGTGACTGCAAGGGAGAGTGCAGATGTACTTGTTGTTAGCGTGACACTAGCTAATCCACAGAAAAGCCTAAAGTCTTGGGGCAAACAGAAGTGGCGTACTAAGAGTGGGAAGCCTAGTGCTAAAACTGGTGAACGTTATTTACCTAGTTCGGCTATTAAGTCTCTTAGCTCTGCTGAGTATGCCGCTACAACCAGAGCTAAACGAAAAGGCACTAAGGCAGGTAAGCAGCATGTGGCTCAACCTAAGAAGATCGCAGCCAAAACCAAAGCCCACAGGAAAGTGAAGTAATGGCACGTAACTTAAACGAAAAGCAAACTAAGTTCTTAGAGGTGCTCTTTGAAGAGGCTGGCGGTGACGCTGTACAAGCTAAGAAGCTGGCAGGGTACAGCGACAACACACCTACTACACATATAGTGAATGCTTTGAAGGATGAGATATTTGAGGCTACCAAGACGTACATGTCTAGGCTTGGCCCTAAAGCTGCTGTAGCTTACGGTAGTGCTTTGACTGACCCTACACAGTTAGGAGTCAAAGAAAAGATGGTAGCTGCAGGACAGATACTTGATCGTGCAGGAATAGTTAAGACTGAGAGAGTAGCAGTTGAGTCAAGTGGTGGTTTGTTTATCTTACCCCCTAAGAACAGCGACGATGCAGAAGCTCAGTAAAGAAAGACCGCTAAAGTATGAATACTGGATGCTACCTAGTGTACCATTTAAAGTCAAACTTTGGTTAAGAATACCTAGAGTAAGTCCGTACATACCTTTCGGATATAAGCTAGACCCTGATGATAATGAATGGCTACAACCAATACCTAACGAGTTAGAGCTACTAGAAGAAGCTAAGAAGCACATAAAGCAGTACAGTTACCCCCAAGTGTCTGCGTGGCTTACAACTCAGTCAGGTAGAAACATAACAACTGATGGGCTGAAGAAGAGAATAGATGTTGAAAGAAAGCGAAAAAGGCTTATTGCAATTAAAAACCAGTACGCCAAAAGGCTCAAAAAAGCGTTACGGCAAATTGAAATCCTTGAAAAAGAACGCATCGGAACCTACATCTACGAAGAAGATAGAGACACCTACGAGTCTACCTGCACAAGTTAAACCCCCAGAGTATGACGTGCAGCTTGCTCAAGATGTCGTTTTTAGACCTAACCCAGGCCCACAGACACAATATCTAGCATCATCTGAACGTGAGGTACTATATGGTGGGGCAGCAGGAGGTGGGAAGAGCTACGCAACACTAGCTGACCCTCTGCGTAACATGAATAACCCAGACTTCAGTGGGCTACTTGTACGACACACTACAGAAGAACTAAGGGAACTCATACAGAAAAGCCAAGAACTATACCCTAAAGCAATACCAGGTATCAAGTGGTCAGAGCGTAAGAGCCAGTGGACTACACCAAGGGGCGGCACACTGTGGATGTCGTACTTGGACAGAGAGACAGACGTTATGCGCTACCAAGGACAAGCGTTTAACTATGTAGCCTTTGATGAGTTGACTCAGTGGAATACACCCTTCGCGTGGAACTACATGCGTTCAAGATTACGTACTGCAAACAAAGACTTAGGCCTATACATGAGGGCTACAACCAACCCTGGGGGTGTCGGACACGCTTGGGTAAAGAAGATGTTCATTGATCCAGCGCAACCTAATACACCATTCTGGGCAACGGACATTGAGACTAGTCAGGTACTGAAGTTTCCAACAGGGCATAGCAAATCTGGAGAACCCCTGTTCAAGCGAAGGTTCATACCTGCTAGTCTGTTTGATAACCCATACTTAGCTGAGAGTGGTGACTACGAAGCAATGCTTCTCTCACTACCAGAGCACCAACGTAAGCAGTTACTAGAAGGTAATTGGGACGTAAACGAAGGAGCAGCCTTTCCTGAGTTTAACAGAGCTATACACGTAGTTGACCCCCACGACATCCCTAAGAGTTGGGCTAGGTTTAGGGCTTGCGACTACGGCTACGGAAGTCACACAGGTGTTGTGTGGTTAGCTGTCGCACCTAGTGAGCAGCTTGTAGTTTACAGAGAGTTATATTGTTCCAGAGTTACAGCTACAGATTTAGCTGACATGATACTGGATGTAGAACAAAATGATGGCAGTATAAGATACGGCGTGTTAGATAGCTCCCTGTGGCATAAACGTGGCGACACTGGCCCTTCTTTGGCTGAACAAATGAACGCAAAAGGTCTGAGGTGGAGGCCCTCTGACCGTTCAAGAGGTTCAAGGGTGGCAGGTAAGAATGAGCTTCACCGCCGTTTGCAGGTGGATGAGTTTACTGAGGAGCCAAGATTGGTGTTCTTTTCTTCCTGCACCAACACAATAGCACAATTACCTAGCATACCTTTAGATAAAAGAAACCACGAGGATGTTGATACAAATGCAGAAGACCACTTGTATGACGCTTTAAGGTATGGTATAATGACAAGACCAAGAAGTTCTTTATGGGATTTCAACCCTGCCACACAACGTTCAGGCTTTCAAGCTTCTGACGCAACATTTGGGTATTAAAAGATATGGCTATAGAAGACAACACAGGCGAACTATTTGAAACAGATGACGTTTCAGTTATTCAAGACGGTGATGAACTAGACGCACACGGTGTAGTGTCTTATGTAACATCTAGGTTTAAACGTGCAGAGGATGCCAGATACGCAGATGAAAGTAGATGGCTAAGAGCCTACAGAAACTACAGAGGTTTGTATGGATCAGATGTACGTTTTACTGAAACTGAGAAGTCTCGTGTATTTGTTAAAGTAACTAAGACTAAGACACTGGCTGCATACGGTCAGATTGTAGATGTACTATTTGGTGCTTCAAGGTTCCCACTATCTGTGAACCCTACTACGTTACCTGAAGGCGTAGCTGAGTCCTTACATCTAAGTATAAACCCCCAAGCAGAAGAAGCCCAAGAACAACTTAATAGTGCGTTTGGTAAGAAGCCTAACGTAAGCTATTTGTTTGACCCTGATGAAAAACTCAAGCCTGGCGAGACTATGTATGACCGCATGAAGCTTATGGGGCCACTACAAGATAAACTAGCTGATGTGTCTGATAAAGTAATTGAAGGGCCAGGAACTACCCAAGATACAGTTACATTCCATCCTGCTATGGTAGCAGCTAAGAAGATGGAGAAAAAGATACACGATCAGTTAGAAGAGAGTGGTGCTAACAAGCAACTACGTCACACTGCATTTGAAATGGCCCTCTTTGGTACAGGCCTTATGAAGGGGCCGTTTGCTATTGACAAAGAGTACCCTAGTTGGGGTGACGATGGTGAGTACAACCCTACAGTAAAGACTGTACCATCTACTAGTCACGTATCCATATGGAATTTTTACCCTGACCCTGATGCGTACAACATGGATGACGTTGAGTATGTAGTTGAGCGTCACCGCATGACACGCTCACAGATGCGTGGCTTGAAGTCAAGGCCTTTCTTTAGGACTGAATCTATAGATGAAGCTATCTCTTTGGGTGAGTCCTACGAGAAGAAGTACTGGGAGCAAGACATGGAGGACGAAGCTACGTATAGCTCTGCTCCTGAACGCTTTGAGGTACTAGAGTTCTGGGGTTACGTAGACACAGACATGCTACAAGAGCAAGGTGTTAAGATACCTAAAGAGTTAAAGAACTCAGAGCAAGTAAACGTAAACGCTTGGATATGTAACAGTAAAGTACTACGCTTAGTGCTTAACCCATTCAAGCCAGCACGTATACCTTATTACGCTGCACCATACGAATTAAACCCTTACTCATTCTTTGGGGTAGGTATAGCAGAGAATATGGATGACACACAGACCCTTATGAATGGGTTTATGCGTATGGCGATAGATAATGCAGCCCTAAGTGGTAATCTTATTATAGAAGTTGATGAAACTAACTTAGTACCAGGTCAAGACCTATCCGTTTACCCTGGCAAGGTGTTCAGAAGACAGGGGGGAGCACCTGGACAAGGAATCTTTGGCACTAAGTTTCCCAACGTAGCTGGTGAAAACATGCAGCTATTTGATAAAGCGAGAGTATTAGCTGATGAAAGTACAGGGTTCCCAAGTTTTGCACACGGTCAAACAGGTGTTAGCGGAGTGGGAAGGACTGCTTCTGGCATCAGTATGCTTATGTCTGCAGCTAATGGCTCTATACGAAATGTGGTAAAAAACGTTGATGACTACTTGCTTGCACCTATAGGTAAGGCTTTCTTTTCGTTTAACATGCAGTTTGACTTTGATGAAGAGATTAAGGGTGACTTAGAAGTTAAGGCACAAGGTACAGAGAGCCTGATGGCTAACGAAGTACGCTCACAACGCTTGATGCAATTCATGGGTGTAGCAGCTAATCCTGCACTTATGCCTTTCGTAAAGTCAGACTACATCATACGTGAGATAGCTAAGAGTATGGACTTAGACCCTGACAAGGTAACTAACTCTCTAAGTGATGCAGCTATACAAGCTGAGATACTCAAGAAGTTTACTACACCACCGCCAGCACCAGAGGGCGCACCACAAGAGGGCGCACCACCACCGCCTAATCCTAGTGAGGCTGGCCCCCCTGCTGGAACAGGCGTACAGGACACCACAGGAGCAGGTGGTGGCAACATAGGTACAGGCACAGTACCAACACCAGGTGAGCAAGGCTTTACAGGAACATGATAATAAAAAAACTAGTGAACGACAAACCTTTGTGGGATTCTTTTTTAGAAACACTTGACGCTAAGATAGGTTCTGCCCAGCGCAAGCTAGAACAAGAGAGTACAATGGAAGGCGTGTATCGGGCGCAAGGTGAGATAGCTGCACTACGTAGATTAACCTTTCTTAGGGATGAAGTAAATGGCCCAACTTGATGCACTCAGCGAACCTGTAATACCCCAAGAGGAAGAAGATACAGGGTTCTTCTCTAGGGTTAAAGATACAGTGGGTGACATTACCTTTAAAGACGCAGCTACCTTTGTAGCAGAGGCTACGCCTATTATAGGTGACGCTATGGCTGCTAAAGAAGTGTACGATGAGTTACAAAAGGATGACCCCAACTACTTATTGGCTGGTGCTTTAGGTGGCGCAGCTATAATAGGCTTAATTCCTGGTGTTGGTGACGCTGCAGCAGCAGCTATAAAAGCAGGTGCTAGAAAAGCACTAGGCGTAGGTAAACGCATAGAAGTTGACCCTGACGCACTAGGTTCTTTAGGTGGTAACATTAGGTTAAAGCCTAAAGAAGAAGTAACACCCCAGATGTCAAGTATTGACTATCAAAAAAAGATGTCAAAATTTGATGAAGTTGAGACTGCTGATGATTGGCAGACAAACGTAGGTGATTATGTAATAAGCTCAAGAGATGTAAACCCTACTATCCGTACACCTGAATTAGAAGATTCCGCAAAAGATTTACTAGATGGTAAGATAACTAGAGAACAGCATTTAGACAACGTAGATAAGTATAAACCAGTAGAACCTTGGGATGCATTACCTAGAGAACCATCAAGTAAAGCTACAGTGTTTTCTTTAAAACCAGACCAACGAGAAAATGGTAAGTTTATTTTACCTAATAAAGCTGTTGCTAATTTAGGTGTTAGTAAATCTAGTTTAAAAATAGGTGATGCATTTAATGGTAGATTAGACATACCTGCTTATAACCGTTTTGATACATGGATTGTTGCAGGCACAAGTTCTGCTGAAAAAGGTGTAACTCATTATGCTAAAGCAATACACTATAAAGGAACAGACAAAAAGCCTGTACGTTTCTTAGCATCCCAAAAAACATCTGAAAAAATAGGTTCAGGTGAAGCAGGAAAAACTGGTTATGCTACAGTTTCAGGCACTATTAAAGATTTAGATGTAGAAGAAATACGTGCTAGGGCTGCTAAGTTTTTGGAAGACCCTGAGTGGACACAGGTAGGTTTTGACCCTCGTAGGCAGGGGGGTTTTTATGTTAGGGCAGGTGAAGGTAAACATGTACCTATTAGGGAAGCAGATGAAGTAATACAAATAGGCCCATTGGTATTAGCTAAGAATGCTAAATTAGATAGGGATCACAAAGGTTTTAATGAAGGTGGCGAAGTAATGGAAGACCAAGGCCAAGGTAACGCCCAAATGGAGATGGAACTAATGCTCAAAGAGCAAGTTGATCCTGTAAGTGGTAACACTGCTCCGCTAGGTTCTACACCAGAAGAAGTACGTGATGATGTACCTATCAACGCCAGTGTAGGTGAGTTTATGATAAACGCACAAACTGTCAATTACTTTGGTGAGGAGTTCTTTAATAATTTACAAGAGACTGCTGCTGAAGGGTGGGAGCGTATTAAGTCAGGTGAGGAGTCATTCTTTAGAGATGATGAGCTTGAGGTAGCTGAAGTTGATGACGTGCCTACAGATGAAGTACAAAGCATGGCCTACGGTGGCACTGTGCGTGGCTACGCTGAAGGTGATGAAATAACAGATGAGATAGCTAACAAAGAAGTGCCTAAACCTGTAGGTGGCGGCTTTGGTGGCTACGGTGGTACAGGGTCTACCTTTACAGGCTTTGAGATGCGTAGGGTTAAAGACCCTGTAACAGGACGTACAAAGAAGGTAGCATTCTTTAATGGTAGACCTCTTACAGCACTAAAAAGTTATGTTGATGTAAGCACTGAAGGTGAGACTGAAGAGGCAGCACCAGCAGCAGCAACACAAAGAAGAGATGATGATAGGCCAGATGTAGACTTAGGTGACTATGGTGGTTCGTTTAGAGATAAGAATTTAAATGACTGGACAGACCAAGACTTTAGTAGTTACAAGAGTAGCATAACTGCAGGTAAAGAAGGTAAACTTAGTGGTATGGAAACAGGCGTCCTACAAACTGTAGGTAATCTTATTATTCCTGGCGGTGGTTTTGCTTTAACTGCATTAGCTAAAAAAGCAAACAGAGAACAAGCAGAAAAAATATTTGAACTTACTACAAAAATGATTAAAGAAAATAAGGGTACAAGAGAAGTATACGAAGCTAACGAAGCAGCTTACAATACAGCTAGAAATTTAAACAAGGAAACATACCCTGACATGTTTGGTGTAGGTTTCTTAGATGGTGATAAACAAAGCCCTTCTTTTCCTGGCTCTGCTTATTTTAAAGAATATGAAAAACTAACAGGTTTTGACATCAAAGATTCTACTGCACCTGAACCAACTAAGTTTGACACTATATCAAGTGCTAAAGGTTTCTTAGGTGGGTCAGAAAGAGATTCACTTAACACCGCTATCAGAACAGGTGATCAAGCCATAATAAGACACTGGGAAGGCATAGACAGACTACGTAAAAAACAAGATGCTTACTATGATGCTGTAAAAAGTGGAGATAAAGTGGAAGCTGCAAGACTAGGTAGTAAACTTAGTGATAACGCTAGAGCACAGGCCGACAAATATGAAGGTAGTGTAGCAAGATCACAGAAGAGTGTAGAAGAAGGAGGGTATGGCGCTCAAAAAACAGGAGGTTTCTTTAGTGTTTATGAAACTAGAAAAGAACAAGGAGACAGACAAGCGGAAGAAGAAGAAAACAAAAAAACCGCAAAATAAACAACGATAAGGCTACCCAGCAAATAATGCTGGCCCCATATAAACAAGGAACTAACTAATGCCAGAACTAACACAAGTGGAACCCCCAAAGAATGCAGGATTTGTACAACCTAAAGGTGGGCGTAGTGCCAACCAGAAACGTATAGAGCAGGATGAAGCCGAGCTTAAAGCCCTCGTTGAGGGAAACCAACCACCCCAAGAAGAAGCTCCCAAAGAAGAAGAGGCCAATACAGAAGTTAAAGAAGAGGCGTTATCTGCTGAAGAAAGAACGTATAAAAAACGGTACAGTGATCTACGCAAGCATCTAAACAAACAGTCTGAAGAGATAAAAGAACTCAAGGCTCAGATGCAGAACACTAGTGAAGGTAAGATGCGTCCACCGTCTTCAGATGAAAGCATTGAAGCTTGGGCTAGTAAGTACCCTGAGATTGCATCTATAGTAGAGACTATAGCTACTAAGAAAGCAGAAGAAAAGTTTAGCAAAGCAGATGAACGCTTAAAAGAGATAGACAAGATTACAGCACAAGCTAATCGCACTAAGAGTGAGGATGAGATACGTGCAATGCACTCAGACTTTGATGAGCTACGCAAGAGTGATAGCTTTCATAGCTGGGCAGAAGAACAACCTAAGTGGGTACAGGACGCTCTATATGAGAACCAAGATGACCCACAGTCAGTAGTACGTGTTATTGACCTCTACAAGGTTGACAACGGTATGGACACCAAAGCTAAAAGACGTTCTACTAAAGAAGCAGCCTCTGAAGTAAAGAGTAGACGTACTACTAGACTTGACGCAGAAGACGCATCAGGTAAGATTAAAGAATCAGACGTGCAACGCATGACACCTCAACAATATGAGGCAAATGCAGACGCTATAATGGAATCAATACGCAGCGGTAAGTTTGTGTATGATATTTCTGGAGCAGCACGTTAAATAAGTATTGACATTACACAATTAATGTATATAACTGTGTATGTTACTAATGGATGTACAGCCCTATACATAATAGCTACCTGTACATCCCTAAACTACTAAGCCAAGAACTACTAAGATAAGACCTACCTAGTCAAGTATAGGCCCAACAGTTTACACAAGGCCAATGTGTAATCTGCTTGCACCCTAAAAAGATTAGCCTCTTACACAGTGTTTAAGCTTACATCATATAAGCCGCAACATCTATGGAGGATATATTATGGCTTTTGCATCAGCATCAGGTTATGGGAATTTACCTAATGGTAACTTTAGTCCTGTAATCTACTCCAAACAGGTACAGCTTGCATTCCGCAAGTCTACCGTAGTAGGAGAAATTACTAACAGTGATTATTTTGGCGAGATTGCCGCACAAGGTGATACCGTCCAGATTATCAAGGAGCCTGAGATCAGCGTACAGGCATACACTCGTGGCACACAAGTCACAGCGCAAGATTTAGACGATGAGGACTTCCAATTAACTATTGACAAAGCGAATTACTTTGCTTTTAAGATGGACGATATTGAGGAAGCACACTCACACGTCAACTTCATGCAGCTTGCAACAGACCGTGCAGCGTATCGTTTGTCTGACCAGTATGACCAAGACGTTCTAGGTTATCTATCAGGCTTCAAACAGTCTACACTACACGGCACTGCAGATACAGCTAACACCACAGTAAATGGTTCTAAGTCTGTAACAACTGCTGGCTCAGATGAATTGTTGTCATCTATGAAGATCATCAAGTCTTCAATGGCTAACATCACAACTACATCTGCAGGGGATCACTCTATCCCACTGACAGCACGTATGCCAGGTGCTACTTCACTGCCAACTGCAACAGCTTCACCAGCAATGGTAGTAGCTCGTATGGCTCGTTTACTTGATCAACAGCAAGTTGATACACAAGGAAGGTGGCTTGTAGTTGACCCTGTATTTATGGAGCTACTTCGTGATGAAGACAGCCGCTTTATGAATGCAGACTTTGGTGAATCAGGTGGACTGCGTAATGGCTTAGTCATTAACAACTTCCACGGTTTCCGTATGTACACATCATCAAATCTGCCAGCAGTAGGCGATGGTCCAGGTACATCAGGTACAGCCAACCAGAACACTAACTTTGGTGTGATTGTTGCTGGACATGATTCTGCTGTAGCAACTGCGGAGCAGATTAACAAAACGGAAACGTACCGTGACCCTGACAGCTTTGCTGACATTGTTCGTGGTATGCATCTATATGGCAGAAAGATTCTTCGTCCTGAAGGTATCGTCACTGCCAAATATAACGCAGCGTAAGGGAGTATTTAGTTATGGCTACAATTACCATGTCAACCAACTCTGCTTCCACTTCCAACAACGGTGGAACAGGGAATAAGAAACTCCGTGGTGCGCTTACTGTCTTGCAAAACGACATTGATATGGCTGACGCCATCTTGCAAAACGGTGGCACAGCTTTAGCAGCGAATGACATCATTCAAGCTATTGCTGTACCTACAAACACTATGATCCTACACGCAGGGTTCAAAGTGGTGACAGCAATGGAAGGTACTACTACCGACTCTGCTTTTCACATAGGTATCACAGGAACNGATGTAGACATCTTTGCTGCATCATTTGACCTATGACGGTGCATCTGNTGGTGATCATACACCNGCAATTACATCTTCAGGCGTGTGTGGAAATCTACCAGTGTTTACTGCAGCAGCAGATACACTTGATGTAGAAATCCAAGCATCTAGTGGAACTATCACTGGCGGTATTATTCGTGTATATGCAGTTTGCATTATCATGGATGACATTGCACAGTCAGGTTCTGCAAATGAAGTAGACCGTGATCTACTCGCATAAATTATTGGGGGGCTGGGCAACTGGCTCCCCTTTACTTATAACACAAGGGTTACACTATGGCTGAAACATTCCTTACGCTTACCAATAAAACGCTTGTGCGTATGAATGAAGTAGAGCTTACGTCTAGTAACTTTTCTAGCCCTAGAGGTATTCAGTCACAAAGTCAAACAGCAGTCAATGAAGCTATCAGGTATATAAACCAGAGAGAGTTTGGCTACCCTTTTAATCACGCAACTAATTCATCTACACTAACTGCTGGCGTATCTCGCTACGCTTTACCTACTAGTACAAAATATATAGATTACAATACTGCAAGAATTAAAAAGAATGAAACACTTAGTGCATCAGGTAACAATCTTAGCATACTAAATTATAATGAGTACGTATCTAAGGACTACGCAAACCAAGAAGATGAGGTTGAGTCAACTACTTTAAATGGCTCCCACTCTAGTTCAGTTACTACACTAACGTTGACATCCTCTACAGGCTTTGACAGCAGTGGTACTGTGCATATAGGCAGCGAACAAGTGACATACACTGGTGTATTAGGTAACGACATTACAGGCTGTAC